TGGGTTAGTGGGGTCAACAATAGTTGTAATTGTTGGTGCAACGGGTTGCGCTGGTGGGCGGCTTTGTTGTGCAATTTGAATCTTTTGCGCTTGCACATCAGCAGGCAAAGGTACATCTGCATAAGTGCTAACTGTAGCGGGCGCGCCGCTAAAGGCAGGCACCCGCACAATGTCCGTAGCACCGGCGCGGTTGATTGTTTGCGTTGAGGGTTTCAATTCGCTTGCACTAGCGCCTTGCTGTGCCAAAAACATCTGGCGCTCTGCAAACGGCATTGCTAAAAGGTCAAGCCCTCGTTTTGTAATGGACGCTTTTTCAGCATCGCTATACAACGTTGACTCTGCAACATCTTCCAAATGCGCGGTGATATTAGCGTCTGAAGGGCGACCACTAATATCTCGGTATGCTTGGCCCATCATTTTTTGTTTTGCCGCTGCCGCTTCGGCTAGAGATTTAATTTTAACAGCTTCTTGCGCTTCAGTAGTGGCTCTTTCTTTGCGATAGCTGATGCCTAGCTGAGGGTTAACTTTAAAAAGTTGCGCCTCATAATCAGGCGCGGAAGGATTTAATGCGCGTAATTTATTGCGCTCTTCTAGCCCTGCTTGCGCCTCTTGCATTTTAAGCGCGTTAAGTTGTTGCGCGTCTTGTGCGGCCATGATTTGTTGCATTTGACCGTACTGCGCCAACTGATTAGGAACCTCAAGTGGCCTAACGCCAAGAGCAATGTTTGGATTAAGCGCCATAGTTAATCTTCTCCATAAATTTGTCGTTCGAGGGCTGCATTTGACGGCCCACTATAAGTAGAACGACGATTTTTTAATGCTTCAAGCAACGCATTATTTTGGGTGTAATTTAAATATGTGCCCATGCCACCAGTCAAAGCATTAGCCATACCCACTTGGCCAGCCGCTTGAGCCGCTGCGCCGCCAGTCATTAAGTTGCCTGCGCCAGTTGCGTAATTCTGACCAGCTTGACCAACTAAATTAGTAGCAGTTTGGCCGATGCCAGCCAATGCGGCTTGACGGTTGTACAGCTGGTTTTCGCGCGCTACATCAGTGTTGTAGCCAGTTAAAGCGCGATTGTATGCGTTGCCAAACTCTTGCGATCCCATCTCTTGACCAAAGCGCTGTGCAGCTCTTAAAGCACCACCAGAGATCAACCCGCCACGAGCCGCTGCTTGACGGTCAAGCGCCTTCTGGCCTTCAGCCAAACGGAAAGCATAGCCTGGATCAGCTTGATAATCGCCTGCGCCAAATTTAAACGCGCCAGGTACATTGCCAGCCGTGCGCTGTAAAGTAGCTAGTGCGTTATAGCCAGCCTCACGGTAAGGCGCTTGATCTGCGCGAGTTTGTTCAAACATCTCACGCTGAAGTTCAGCAGCGCGGTCAGCCGCAGCTGCTTGTGTTTCACCAGCTTTTTTTGCTGTGCGCGCGCCTACTAAACTACTAACAACCGTGGCTCCTGCTACCCATCCAGACATGGCAATTCTCCTTGTAACGTGAGTCCAAAATTGACTCGCATTGATGCTCTGTAATCTACCAGTAATTCATCGCCAGCGCATATTTTACGCGCAGCAATTGCATAAATGTCATCCCCTACTTTTTCGGGTCTGATATTGCAGTTAAATGAGTGGTTAATAAAACGCCCGCCTGGGGTTCTTTTACCATCCACTCGGCCTGGGCAAACAACTTCCCCAGCCTCAAAATCACGGGTTGCAAACAACCCTTTGCCGTGGATCGGCGAATCGCGCAATTCCACAGCCACGCCTTCAGGCATCTCCATCAAATCCGACTCGTTATGGACAATCGTGTCCATTTCATTCTGAGTCATACCGATCTGATATAGAAACGCGCCGTAATCAATCTGCGCTCTTTGTACATCAGTCCGGCTGTCAGCAAGGCCACAAGCAGGGACGACATACAAACGGTCTTCTAGCACCGCCAAATCATTGCAGTCGTCTGGGTTGTCGTATACGTCCACCCAAACCACTTCTTCTTCAAACACGCGCCCTGCGCGTTGCATTCCAGCTTTTGCCGGAAAGTCGCATGGGCCAGTAAATACTTTAACGCCGTCATCCGTATTGACTGCAATGGTGCCTTTTTCCACTCGGACGTGGTAGGGCGTCTTATGTTCTGCGCCAGTCAAAACAGTCCAAGCTGGAATCGTAATCTTGCGCTCGTAAACACCTGGTTTAAAAATATGCTCGGTAACAATGTTGGCCTGCGGCATTTTTAAGAGTTCATTCTGCAACGCCAAAACCTTGCCCGTCATGGACAAAGCTGGTGCAAAACCCTTGCCGTAGGTTACACGCATTAGGTCACCTCACGCCCAGAAACGCGAATGTTGATTGCGCTGGCTGTGCCTGCAATTGTACTGATAAAGTCGCCCACGCCAAGCACTTGGCCAACCAGTTCAGGGAAGGTATAGACCTCAGACGCTTGCAAGGTCTTGGTCTTGGTGATCAAGTTGGTGTTACCGGCAGAGCCAGCAGTCGTCACCAAGTTCACGCTGATCGTGGCGGCAGACGCGCTGATGTTAGTTGCGGTAAACTTGTCAATGATGGCCGTAACACCAGTCGCTGTGTACTGGGTTGTTTGGGCGTTTTCGGCAAATTTAGCCGGTACGAGGACTTTGACGGTGACAGTCATGGTTTACTCCAAGAGAAGGATGTTATTCGGGATGTATTGTGTCATCAACCAGTTTGTGCCATCAGACACAAGTGTCGCAGAATCTCCGCTACTTGCCAAGAGAATTGATGTGGCCGCCGCGCCGCCTGCCAATGGAACTACGTTGCTGGACGCCGACACAAGCGCCCGTACTTGGTAGTTCTGAAAGTACAAAACGCGCCCTGTATTGGTTGACGGTGCTGGCAAGGTAACTGTGCAAGTGGAGCCTGACTTATTGTTGATCAGCCAAACTTCAGTTGCCGCAACCGTAAAGTCAGCCGTTTTGGTGACTGGCGCAGAGACAGGCTGCTTGCTGTTAAACGTAGACCAATCAGCCGAGCTTAACGCGCCACGGTTGGTTGCCGAGGCCGTGGGCACGTTTAGCGTGATAACTGGCGTGGTGGTGCTGTTGGCAACAGTCGAGGAAAGATCCGTGCCAGTCGTGCCCAAAGTCAGCGCGGCCACCGAGGTGACTGTGCCAGAGCCTTTGTTGTTGAAAGTTGTCCAGTCAGTACTGGATAAAAAACCATTAGTAGAACCACTAGCTTGCGTGATACTTAGTGTGCCTGCCGAGTAAGCCAGCGGCGCGCTGATTGTAGTAGCGGCGACTGCTGTGCCATTGCCGTACAAAATGCCAGAAATGCTTGTGGTCAATGTTATGGCTGGCGTGGTGGTAGGGTTTGCCACCGTACCGGCAAAGCCGTTGGCAGACACAACAGACACGCTGGTGACCGTACCTGTACCATAGGGCAGGGCAGGAATGTCAGCCACCACCAAAGCCCTGAACGTAGGTACTGCCGCCGCACCAGCCGTAGGGCCAGCCAACACAAAGTTAGCAGTTTTGGCCGCATAGGGGTTTTGCGTATCGCCATAACCAGCTGCAAGGCTAATGTCAGGCGCAATGCCTCCAGACGATAATACGGGCGCTGTGGCTGTTACAGCAGTGACCGTGCCTTGCGTGGGTGGGGGCAACAGACTGAGCGCCTCTAATTGCTTTTGCATTTCGGCAATCTGAGACAGCAACGCAGACGATTGATCTGTTAAACCAGCTTCTTGGATCTGCTTGGCTAACTCAGCGCTCAGATCAACTGGCGGGGGCTGGGTTTCAACATTCTGCGCCAATGCCTGCAAGGCCGCATCGTAAGATGCAATCAAAGACACCGTGTCAGTGCCAAGGTTTCCTTCGTCCACAATTGTGGCCGCATTAAGGAGCGACAAAAAGAACAAGTACCAAGCGCGGTCAATCAGACCCGTGCGAGGGTCAATCAGCGGCACTCGTGGTGGCGTGATCGGCGTTGGTGTAGCGTTAGGGCTAGGCATTCGTTGGACTCAGAATAAGTTCTGCGCCCATGATGGCAATCTTCACAGGGTCAGTGCCAGACACCTCATAAACTCGGTCACGCAGTTTGACAGTCATGCCCAAACGCCGCCAGATTACACGTTTGTAATACTGGCCAATCTTGCCCATGGACGCCCAATGCTCGCTTGACCATGTGTGGCCACCATCATCTGACCAACGCAACATGACTTGCGGATCCGCGCCTTGGGTTGCAACTGCTTCTTGATCGGCAATTAAAAAGTCATTACTTTCGGTGATTAAATAATCGCCAAGTTCAGTCTCAAGATAGATTACTTCAGAAGTCACATAGCCATTTAAGCCCACGCCAGATTCGCAATCAAGTTGCATCATGTGCTGGGTTGTGCGCTTGAGGTTATTTTGACCAGTCGGCAGCGCGCGCCATGTGCGTAGCCATTTTTGAACGCCGTTGTTGTCTGAATAGTCGTCTAAGTCAAACGCATAGACGTTACCGTTTTCAAAGTCGCCGATAAGAATATTGTTGTTAAACGCCATTTGGCAATTACCACGGTGACGAGTAAAGTTACCGTTGGAAAAGCCCGCACGCTCATGCCAGGCTTGTGTGGCGGCGTCATAGACCCAAGTGGTGTTAGCACTAGGAAAAACCAGTACATAAAAGCTGTGGCCGTCTTGTTGATAAGTGTAAGCAATAGCGTCCGACAGATCGGCATACTGCTGAATCTGCCACTCAACAGCGTGCGTGGAAATGCGAACGCCGGTGTAGCCGTTGGCGCGGTAGACAATACCCTCACCACGGCGGTCACGGCCAAGCCAGAACAGGCCGTTGTCCATTTTGGCAACCGAATAAGGGGCAGCACAGCCCAACTCATTAAACGCGCCTTGGATGCGCTGTAATGGGAAGTCTGTTGCGCCAGAGTCGTACCAGACTTCAATCGAGTTAGTGCCAAAGGCCCACACCTCGCGGAAGTTGGCTGCTACGGCCACCAAACCGTCAGGCGAGCCTTCAGTGCTAGCAAACTCAAGCGGGTCAATGGACGTGCCGTCTAGCAGTGCAGTAATCCACAGCTTTTGGCTATTTGGCTCGTTGAACACAAAATAGCCGTCCAGATAGCAAACAGTCACAGCACCTGGGAAGTCTGGGTCAGTAATCTGACCGAAGGCGTTTGTGGTGTTGTTGTAGATGTAACTAGGGCCATTGGCCGCAATGAACAACTGCGTGCCGTTGTCAGCCAAACTGACAGGGCCAGTGCCGGCTACCGTGCCGATTAGCGTGGCCACATACGCAGTGGTGATCTTGTAAAGTTGCGTGCCAGAAACAACAAACGCTGTGCTGTCGCTAGATGAGAACGCCCACAGGCCACGGATCGGGCCGTTGCCAATGGTGTTAAGGAGTTTAAGGCCAGGGGCGCGGTTTAGGAACGCAGGCTCTTTACCGGCCTCGGGGACGATCTCTGGAAACAGATTGACCATCCGAGCGTCTGCCGCATTGACAGACCGCGCTACATAAGTAGAGCCAAGAATCGGCGTCTTCATTAGTAGTTACCGGCATAGATGTTGAAACGCTGGCGGTTGGCCACCAATGCGTAAGGCAGTGCCATCACATCATCAGGGTTGTTGATGCGCTTCAAGTCACGCTTAGAAGTCATCGCAATGCGCTGCACTTGTGGGCTTGGCTCAACACCAAACTCAGGGGCAAACTCCATGGCCAAGTTGTATGTAAACGCCCGCAAATAGCCAGGCGGGTAGTACAGCACCGTGGATAGTGTGGCGGGGCGATTTAGTTCTTCAACCGATACAAAGTGAAATTCCAAGTCTTGCGTTGGCCTTGGATAGAGATATATCTCAATATCGGGAAACGTCATGTTTACCCACATCACTTGTGGGTAGGTGGACGTTACGGTCTTAACAGCAATACCGTTGTACTGCTGTTGGTTAATCATCTTGATGCCGTAAGACACACCATTGTTTGCTTTAAAGTACGTAGCATCATCAAGCAAAATGGGGCGAAGGCCAACAAAGTCACCAGTTGGGCCAAGGGTGCGGCTAATTAAGCCTGCTGGCCATGTAAAGACTTGATCTTGTGTGCAAAACACGGCTAAACGCTCTGTGTTCCACGAATCAATCATTTGATTGAACGCCATCAAGGCGTCTTGTGACGTAGCCGCAGAGGGCGTTTCACCTTCAGCAAGCACACCGAGAAGTCTAAGCGCCCGTTCGATTTGTTGGCCAGCGGTGTACGTTGTCATTTTTAAACCTCTGCAGTGGTTTTTCTACGGCGTTTAACTTCCAGCACGTTCACGGGAGCCGCTTCTTCAGTTTCAGAAGGCGTGTCTGGATTATAACGAGTCCAGCCATTTCTTTCATCCATTTCAACCTCAGACTCCATTGTTGCAATCTTTGCGCCGTGGATGGGGTGTGTCAATGTAATGTTCATAATTTAAGAATGGGGGTGATTAGCCCCCATTTGGTTTACAGAACGTGGATAACTGCAAAGTTGATTACAAAAGCTTCAGACAGCGAACCGCCCGAAAGGTTGCGAATTGTGATTACGCAACTTCCTGTGGTTTTGCTAGAAATCCAGCAGTTGTAAGCACCAGCGGTAGCGCCAGAAGACACGCTTAAAATAATAACGTCTTTTTCGCTGATTGTGCTGTTGTTCAAAGTGAACGAAACATTTGTGATGTTTGCCAAAGAGGCGCCGTTCAGTGTGATCTGACCAGCAGACTTGTTCAGCGTGACCGCTGTGGACTTGTCTGTCAATTGAGTCACTGTGCCGCTTGCTTCTGCGGTATAGCCCAACTCGCCACCAGCCAGTACAAAATTAGACCCAATGATGTCTTGGTCTTCAAAAGCAACGCCAATTGATTTGGTATTAGAGGTCATGATTTTTCCTTTAAAAATGAGGGCCGAAGCCCCCATTTAAGTTTAGGCAACGCGATAGATTGAGTACGCTGCGTCACCAGTTTTGCGGAAACGGAACGTGCCAGATGTGTTGCTGGTTTTGGTCAGCGAATCTTGGATCGTGTCGTTACCAACAAGGGTGTTGCCCGTGCCAGCAGTGAAAACTACGTCATTTGCTGCATTGTCACCAAGGTTGATGAAAGCGCAGTCAAATGTCGAGCCAACTTTAAGGCTAGGGAATGCAGCGTCAAGCAATGCGCCTGTGGGGAATACATAGGCTCCAGCGTCTGTGCCGCCTGAGTCCATGGTACACACACCGGAAGCCAAATCGGCTGCGGTGATAGTGACAGCCGCGCCAGTCAAAGCAACTGGAGTGCTGGTGTTGGAGAAACTGATTTCGCCAAGATTGCCGTCACCAACTTGGTAACCGCCTGCGCCATTAGGTAATGCCATGATAATTTCCTTTCAATGTTAATAACAGAGATAGGGGCCGAAGCCCCAATCAATTAGCCCCAGATACGGCAGCCCATTTGTGGGCGGATCGTGTTGAAGCCGTACAGAACGTCAATACGGCAAGGCATACGGTCATTGTTGATGTCGTACTGACGCACGACACGCAAAGAGATACCGTTGTGAACTGCGCGAGCAGCCATGTCAACACCTTGTGGCAACAGCAAGTCAGCAGTTGCAAAAGTGATGGCGTCCTTGTGATAGACCAAGTTCTGTGCGTACTGGCTAGAAGCAGCGCCTACGAACACGACAGCCTTACCAGAGACAGGGAAGCTGTCAACGGTAGCCAAAGCATTGGCGGCGGTGTAGATAGGAGCAACAGACACGACAATTGCAGTGCCGCTGGCAGTGGCGTCAGCCAAAGCAACGAACTGGAACAACGAACCAGTAGATTCACGGGTCTGTGGGTTCACAGCGAAGCAATCAGCAACAGTGAACACGTCACCGGCTTTAACTGTCAGGCCAGAGCCGATAGTCAAAGCAATGCTAGAAGCACCTTGAGAAGTCACAGTGGTGGTCACAGAGTTGCCGGTGGCAACGCGAGAGCCAGTTGTGTGTTGCTTGATAGACTGAGACATGTTGATCTCGTCAAAGCCCAACACGCCAGTGCCCATCATGCCGTTCTTGAATTGCTTGCTGATAGTGTCTGTAGGATTGAACAGACCTTTCATGCCTTCAACCAAGCCAGCGTTAGCAGCTGGGTTCACGGTAGCGTAACGTGG